ATCAACAAAAGATTTATTTAAAAGATTCTTAAATAAAAAGTAATGAAAAAGAGTCAAATCGTAAAAAAAATAATGAATGAGAAATTTGCGTCTAAGGCGCAACAGAGATTTTTTTACGCTATGGCAGACAAAGATACTAAGAAAGGTAAAGAATTTAAAAAGTGGGCAAAAGAATTTTCTGACGACACTGATGATTTCGATGAATTACCTGAAAAAGTTTCTAAAAAGAAAAAAAAGAGAAAATCTAAAAAAGAAACCGTTAACCCTAAAATGAAAAAGGGTGAATTAATGGAATATATAAATTCTAAAAAAACAATGAACGAACAAAGGAGAGGGAAGATACACATTGTTCCCGAATTAAATAGGAAAGAATTTAGTGTTATTGTTGGTTGGTTGGAAAAACTTAGAGAAAGTGGTGTTATTAATATGTTTGGGTGTTCTCCTATGTTAAACTGGACTAAGGATGATTTACATAGGTGGTTATATGGTAGAAAAATGGATTTAGAATCTATTGAGGAAGCGATAGAAGAGTTAGAATATGAAAATGAATATGGTGAAAATGATTCTGAAATTGATAATATGAGAGAACAAGCAGAAATCATAGAATATCTATTAGAAAAGAAACAAGCGGTTAGAGATGTATTAATTAGAGCAGCACTAAAAAGAATTGATAGAACTAATGGTGATCATGAAACTAGAAACGTACAGAAGGTGTTTGAAAAAATGGCTAATGAAGCGTGGCATATGTGGACATCTGTAGTATATGGTTAATAAAATATTTAATGATATGAAAAGAAAAAATATTATAAACGAAGTTACAAATAGAGTTCTTAATGAAAAATTAAGAATTGATAGAATTGTTGAGGCGGTTGAATACGATCCTGAACATCCAGAGAGAATGAATCCCGATTTAGAAGGTAGACTTAGAAGTGGTGAACATATTTTTGGGAAGAGTAAATCAATTCCTGTTGGATCTGAAGCACAGAACTATTCTGAAAAACTAGCTAGTAAAAGATTTAAAGACATTATCAATAAAGTAAAAAGATATCATGGTATAGATAGAATTAATCCAATGATGATGCAACAAATGTTTCAGATAATGAGTGAAGTTAGTCAAATCGAAACAAGACATAAAGATGCGTTAGAACAATTGGCGGTTGATATTGTATCTGAGGAATTTGATATTCCCGATCAGATGTTAGAAGCAACTCTTTCACCTCCAGGTTCAGACTTAGGTTTTGAGGGTGATGACGATGAAGACGAAGAAGATTACGATTCTGACTTTGACACACCAAAAGCACCAAAAAGTGCACAAAGAATGGAAGAGTTAGAAATGGAAGTTGATAAAAGAAGAGTCATAAACGCTTTGATGCAAGGAGCATCTAAAAAAGGACACTATATTTTCCATATGGTTGCAGATGAATTAGATTCTATTGACCCCAGACTTATGGGGTTATATGGTAAACTTATGTCACTCGCAGATTTTCAATATTGGGTTATACCTGATAGTACAATGAGTGGACAAGCTGGTGGTGTAGAAAAAATAGAATGGAGAAAAGCAGAAGCACCAGAAGATAAGGACGAAGAAGAAGAAATGGAAAAAGTAGATATCGAAGAAGATGATGAAATTCCAGTTGTAGTTGCAAAAGCATGGATATTCCCATTATTAGTACACGAATTAATAAAAGGGACGTTAGAATTATCAGCAATCAACTGGGCAGATGGACATTTAGACTTCGAAGAACAGGCGGAAGTTATCAAAAAGGCGGATACTGTAGAAGGTGAGATTTGGGGTATGAGATTAGGACCAGGTATGTGGGAAAAATTCTTAGATTGTGTAGGTAGTGATAATTACGATATAAAACAATGGTTATTTCAAGAATTAACTAAGTTACCTGCGAAACAATTTCACGAATTTATGAAAGAGATTTTAAGTGGTAGTCAAAAATGTAAAGAAGTAATTCAAACATTAAAAGACTTACACGAAGAAGATCCATCAGAAGGATTAGATGATATGTTTGATGATACAGGTTATGATGATATGGGAGATATATTAGATAACTTAGGTGACGAAATAGAAGAAGATCCTATGTTAACAGAACCTAAAGAGGTTGATTATTCTGAGATGTCACCTAGAGAAATACAAGATTTAATTGATGACGCATTGGACAACGGTGATTTTGAGACTGTTGAGAAACTCCATAAGTATTTATAATCTATAAATTTATTATATAATTAATCCCATCAATAGGTGGGATTTTTTATTTTAAATCAATATTTATTAATAAAACAAATAATGTTAGAACCACAAGAGATAAAATTATTTAATAAGATAATGAGTAAGTTGTATAACAAATATGAAGACTCATATCACATACCTGATTATATAACTGAGATAGATGAGTTATTAGGGTCAGATAGTTATCCATATGAGGAGATTATGTTTGGTGTGTTTAATTTTTTTGTTAACGTTGTTGGTGTAGACCCTTTTATTGATTATATTGCTGGTTACGAAGAAGGTAGCCTTTTAAGAAATAACGTTGAGGATCCTTATGAAATTTTAAATGGTACAGGATGGATAGACAAATATTATACATTAGATACGTTTACCATACAACCATCAAAAGGAAATAAACGTAAAGAACCTAAATCTGTTTATGGTGATATTCAAATGGAAGGGGATAAAATATATTTAATATGTGATAATTGGGAGGAGTTATCTATATTATATAATGGTGATGATAGAGATACCGCAGAAAGGGTATTGTCAGAAGATTGGTCAGAGTTATACGGTTGGTTTGATGTAGATTTTGAAGATGATGTGTGGGATAATTTAGATGAAGAATCTTTACAACATATAAAAGAATATATTAAAGAAAATAATTTTATTGGTAGACAGTTTGATGGTGTTCCTGAAAGATATGATGAAGATCCAGATGGGGATGGGTTAAGGGAAGATATGTTATTAGATAATGATTTGTTGGGTGAGTTAATTGAAAATGAAAGTATGTTTGGTAATTTAGCCTTAGAATTGAAAAACTTTTATAGGTGGGCATACGAAAGTGCTGCGGAAGATGAATTAAGTGGTGATATGAGAAAAGAAATAATTTCAGTTATTGGTTCTAAACCTGAATGGGATATGGTAAAATCAAAAAAAGAAGGTGGTTCTGATAAACATATACTTAAATTTGATGTGACGGATAAATTTATGGGTGTCAATTATGAGTATTTAGAGTGTCAGGGGGAATTTCCACAAGAAAATGAAAACTATTTTTTAAATGTAATAGAAATATTATTAGATTGTGAGGATGAAATGTTACAAACTCCAGATATGGGTTATTTTTATCCCGATTCTAAAAAAGTCGCAGAACATTTAAATTATAACGTATTAGGTAATTTATAATATGAAGATTAAACTAACAGAGAGTCAATTAAGTAGGATAGTAGAGGATAATTTACATCCTAAAGAAGAACGTTTTCTTAATAAATTTTTCGATAGGGTTGAATATTTAGACGTTATGGAAGGGTTAGATGTATATTTTAAAGAATTTGGTTTTGATGAACGTATGTTTAAACATAGTAAAAGAATACGTGATTGGTTTGAAAATACTATTTTACCATTATTAAGAGGGTATCACATACAAAGGACTGATAATCGTTTAATTCCAATAATAGAAGTTTTTATAGAAGAAGAAATTGAAGAGATAGTTGGTGGCGATAAAAATCCGTTAGAAAAATATAATTCTTTAAATAAGTTACAAAAGTCAATATTAAATAGGTTTGAGATTAGGGGTGTTGAATCTACAATTTTAAAAGAAATTATGGATGGAATGATTGATGACGTAGTATCTTATTTATTTGATAATTATGAACCTAGAGAAGCAATTAGAATTGCATCTAATATTAAAAAAAGTATGAACTATAATGATGTAGAAAATCTTACTCGTACAGTTAAAGATTTCGCTCAAAAAAATGGGGTTACTTTATTTGACAAAATGAAAGGTGGTTATACTTTTAACAGGAGGGATGATACTATGATTAGAGATTTAATTAATTATATGTTAGATACCCCAAAGAAAACAAAGAGAGGGTTTTTAAATTGGATTGATAGTGAAGATAGACCAGGTCAATTTTCTCAGTTTTGGAGTGCAGCAAACGCTGCTGGTATTATACAAAAAATAGGTGGTGGTAGTAATGTTACATATAAATTAGGTCCTAACTATAAAGCTTTCGAAGAAGGTAATTTAGTCGCATTTTAAACATTTAATCATATTTATATAAAAAAGAATTATGGATAGAGCAGAACAATTGAAAATATTTGCTCGTTGTTTGGGAGACCCTATTTATAGTATTGAAACGTTTTTAAAGACATTTGATTTAACACAAGAAGGTATGGTACCTTTTAAGTTGTTTTACAAACAAAAAGAGATAATTAAATCATATGAAGAACACAATCGTAATTTGGTAACCAAACCTCGACAGGCAGGTGTGTCAACAACTACCGCAGCTTATATTGCAGTTAAGTCCGCATTTGGTGACCCAGACAATCCTACTAAAGTATTGATCCTGGCGAATAAACAGACATTAGCACAGGAGTTCTTAAAAAAAGTTAAAGACTTTTTAGATCAAATACCTTATTGGGTTTGGGGGTTAGACGAAAATAGTGATTATTTAGAAATTAATTCAAAAGGACACCTTAAATTAAAATCCAATGGTTGTGAGATTAGGGCGTTAGCGACATCCAAAGACGCATTAAGGGGTTTTACACCAACATTTTTAGTTATGGACGAAGCAGCCTTCATCGACAATGGGGCAGAAGTATTTGGTGCCGCATTAGCTTCATTAGGTACAGGTGGTAAGATAGCGTTGATATCCACACCCAATGGTATGGACCCATTATATTATAAAACTTATGACAAATCTAAAACTGGTGATAACAATTTTAACTTAGTAGAAATGAAATGGTATCAGGATATTAGATATAATAGAGGTTTATATTGGATTAGAGGTGAAGATGAAACAGAAGAAAAGATTATTTGTGATACTGTTGATAGAACGAAGTTGAGATGGGAATATATGGATAAAATTTATGAAACTGATGAGTCTACAATAGAATATTATGAAGTAATGGTTAAAGATGGGTGGAAACCATTATCCCCTTGGTATGAGGAGATGGCAGCGGATATGGGTGACCCTAAGAAAATTGCACAGGAACTTGATGTTTCATTTATTGGTTCTGGTGGTAATGTTGTAGATGATGAATATATTACATATCACGAAGAAAATTTTGTAAAGGACCCAGAATTTGCATCTGAGATTGAAAAGAGTATGTGGATATGGAAAGAACCTGAAGTGGGTCACAAATACATTATGGGTGTTGATGTTAGTAGAGGCGATGGTAAAGATAGTTCTACTATAGTTATATTAGACTTTGAGAATTTAGAACAGGTTGCAGAGTTTAAACATAAGTTACCTCCCGATATGTTGGCGGAAATAGTGTATAAGTATGGTAATATGTATAATGCCTATACAATAGTTGATATTACAGGTGGGATGGGTGTTGCAACAGTCTTAAAACTTTTAGAAATGGAATATAAACATCTCCATTATGATGACCCTAAAAGTAGAAAATTGTCTGAAAAGTATGCAAAAACTGCGTACAAACAAGGTGATAAAGTACCAGGATTTAATGTTGGTAACACACGTTTACAAATGGTTTCTGAATTTGAGGAACATATTAGAGAGAATAAAACCATAATACGTTCACAAAGAATTATATCAGAACTTAGAACTTTTGTTTATAAAGGTGGTAGACCAGACCATATGGAAGGTTATCACGATGATATTATTATGGCATATGCTATGGCGATATTTATAATACAAACTTCTTTTAAGAAATTAGAACAAGTTGAGAAACAAACTAAGGCGATGTTAGATAGTTGGGTAAATGTTTCTAATAAAGAAACAAAACCATTACTTAATGAACAACACATAAATCCTTTCTATACTAATACCCCAACATATCACCCAAAACAAGCGGATAATGGTAATAATGATAATGGAGAATATAATTGGTTATTCGGAATTAAATAGTATTTAGATTTTTTAGATATTTATTATAATAGTAACAAAGTATATTTAAAAAAATGGCAAGAAAAACAATATTTCAACAATTAAATGACTTATTTGGTCCAGAAGTAAACAGGTCACAAAATAAGTCTAGATATTCTTTAAATGATAAAGAACTATTAAAAACTAAATCTAAAGAAGAATATGACTATGAAAAGTTAAAAAGACAACAAGATGCTTATTTAGCTAATCAATGGCAGAAGGTAGATAATGAAATCTACCAACATTCCATTTATTATGAAACAACAAGATTGGCATCTTATGCAGATTTTGAGGGTATGGAATTTTTCCCAGAAATCGCAGCGGCTTTAGATATAATGATGGAAGAATCTACAACTTTAAATGCAGATAATAAAGTAATTAATATATTCTCTGAAAGTAGAAGAGTTAGAAGGATATTAGATGATTTATTCTTTAATAGATTAGATATACACACATCATTACCAATGTGGACAAGAAACGTATGTAAATATGGTGATGACTTTCTTTATTTGAATATTGATAGTGAAGATGGTGTTACAGGTGTAAAACAATTACCAAATATAGAAATTAGTAGAAAAGAAAACGCAGGTTTCGGTGAAAACTCTGTAAATGCGGAACAAGATAAATTTAATCCCGTTAAATTTGTATGGGGACAAAGAGATATTGAGTTTAATGCTTGGCAGGTTGCACATTTTAGATTATTAGGTGATGACAGAAGATTACCTTATGGTACTTCTATGTTGGAGAAAGCTAGAAGAATATGGAAACAATTATTACTTTCTGAAGATGCAATGTTAATATATAGAGTGACAAGAGCACCAGAAAGAAGAATATTCAAAATATTCGTTGGTAACATTG